TAACTTTATAAGCGTAACCGTTCGGTGTTCGCGGATAGCCGATAAAATTAAGCGCTCTGGATATTCCGGCTTTCCATTTTGAATCGAGGAGTAGTTGCAGTACATATTCAGGCTCATCGGCGGTTCGTGCTTTCGTGCCGTGGGTGGAGTTAAAAGCTCCCGGCCCCGCGTCGTTTACGTGTCGCGCCCAATAATAATAATCTTGAGCCAGTGACGAATCTGGTGGAGTATCACCGTAAATTGAAGCAGTGGTTGAACCGATATAAACCGCTATACCTAGGTTATCAACTTCTGCGCGCCATATCTCGGTATAGCCTACGTGATTGCCCGTATTCCATTGCAAGATGATTGTATTAAAGGCTCCCTGAGCAACAAAACCTGTGACAATCCCTGGGAAAGTACGTGAACCGTCTCCTGCCGCATCACCGCCGCCGCCCACAACCGTACCGTTTGATGGAAAACCGTTGGCCTCCATGTATTGGCTCCACATCTTGATCGCGTTAAAAGCTCGCTGGATTTCGGTAGGTGTTGCTCGGTTGCTTATAACTGGAATATTAAGAGCTGTCATTATTTCAACGCTTCAATACTTGAAACACAAGCTGCAAACTTTACCGTAAACTTGGAAATCAACTCTATCTCAAAATCTTTAGCCCGATATCCGCCGGCAACCCTGAATGGCTCCCATGAGTTCACAGTCTCGACATGCCGTAACACCTTGTCAGCATAAAGACGGAATGTTACAGGATAATTGTCGGCTATGACTTGAGCCACTGTAGGCGCAGTCGTTGGCACTGGCAGAGACTCTATCCTTGATTTCCAGTAAAGTGATAAAGCTTCGCCGGTGTCCCAGGAAACAATATCGCTTCCCACCATGAGGTAGAGCGTGTCAGTTATCGGATCGGAATAAGCAGCGGTAGGTGAAGGGTTGTCGTTCGCCCAGTCGGTCGCACCTTCCCAATCTTCATTACCGTAAAATGTGGGACCGTTAAAAACTCCGACTCCGATAGTCTTAACGTCTGAGCCTTTAAAGTCGATAAAGATTCCTTCGCCGCCGACAAAGCCGTAATAACAACCATCATGAAAAGCGGATATTATGTTTTCCGGATGGAGCGCCTGCCATTGTTCGCGAGTGTACAAATGCTCTGTCAAATTTTCGGCTATTCCGGGACCTATTAAAATTAGTCCGTCAGGTGAAGGATAAGCGGTAGCCCCACCCATATCGACTATTCCTCGCTTACTGACACAGGCCTGATTGATTTCAATCCGCTCTTTGGTCATAAACTCAGGATTAGTGCCGGTAAGCACGTAAGGTGTAGCAACAGTAACAACGAGAACAGAGTTACCAAATACCCCTAAGCCTATCGGCTGATCTTCAATCGGAATCCGGTATCCTTCTGGCCATGCATGAGGTAGATAAATTTCCGAAAAACACACATCCTTTCCACTTATACCCACCATAAACCCTGAAGGATGTAGAATCAGGCTGTGCAGATTCGACGGCGGCGGGTCCCAAAATGTCGAAGGAAGTTGTTCGGCTTGCCCGACTGTCGATGTGGGCCGTGAATCAACATAGGACGAGGTGTTTATAGTGACGGTAGCAACAAAGCGATAATCTGTGCCGGTCGTGCCGGTCGTGGTGCGGTAGATTCTTTTATGAGTAATGTTGTAAGAGCCAGAAGGCGCAGCGGACATACCGGAAACAGTTACGGTCTGTGTCGGCTCAACAGCGACTATTGCGCTCGGTGCGCTCGGCGGTCCCTCTTCCCCCCATGCAGAAACATAGGTATAAACATAAGACCTTGATTCCTCCTGAGTGGGATCGGTTGATGCCCCTGATTTAGCCACGCTTGGCATGTTAAGAGGAGCAGAAATACCAAGAGTCCGCGAATTGGTCGGGTAGCCAGTTCCACCGCCGGCAGTTATTAGAGTAGCATCGGATACCTTTGGCGCACCTTCGCCGGTCCAGTATAGTCTTCCTGAAGTATCTCCGGCAATCGGACCTTTAACCACGTCGACATCTTCCAGCCAGTGCAGCCAGTGCAAGTTATTATAAAGATATATGGTTCGTTTAATCCCTGCCTTTGAGGGAGTATTGATAAAAGACGGACCTTTGATTGGCCGCAACGTTCCCATATCGGTCTTTAGATTCATTGCCAACTGTCCGTAGGCTTCAGGCAACAGGCGAGGATCTGCTTTCGGGATGGTACCTTTAAAGACGTTATATTTCATAGACTCTGGCTCGTCGCAATGGTTTTATATGCAGCCGGTCGAGAGATTGTTGCAGGGTGAACATGAATTTGTCATTTGCCAGCAATCCGGAAATCCCGCCAAACTCGAAAGATGCACAGGTTGCGTCCTCGATAATCCTGTTTAGCCCGTGCCATGGTAGATCATCGGTCATGGCAACCTCAACAGGGCATGAATAATACTGACTTCTTAATTGTCCGTCGCTTGAGTATGGAAAAAGTTGGATAGTCAATCCGGTTATCCGGTAATATTCCGGTACTCCGGTCTTGCCGTAAAAGTCTCTTGCCCCACCTTCAGGTAAAGGGAGAAGGGGAACCGCTCTATCCAGAATCAAATAAGGTTGTTCAGCAAAACCCCTGAAGTCGTCAGGTAAAGAAAAGGGGTCAACATCGGTGACAAGATCAAGATCGGCTTTAACAAGGTGCGATTTACGCTCAATCAGTTTTGAGAAAATTACTTCGACAGCAGCATTAAGCGAGTCGAGGAAAGAAACACCGCTCGGCTTCTCAACTGTGTCTATCCTGGCAAGTACCTTTTCAAGAAGTTCAGCTCCGGTCATACTTTAACCCCCAGGGTGGCAAGAAACTTATTGTAATAAGCGGTAGACTTGGAAACGTCGCTGTCTTTTTCCTTCAGGAAACTGCGATAAATCGCATAGTCGATAAGTGACGCTTCGTAAATATCGTCAAGTCCTAATTGATCGTTAACCGAAAGGGCATGGGCTGGAGTAGTGGGGTAAGTTATTTCCACAGTGCCGACCGAAGAAGGATAAACATAAAAAATCTTCCTGTTTTCCGGATGCAAGGCAAAGTACTTAGGTTCTCCGGTGGCGTTGTGCCAATCAGGAATAGCTGCGTCGAGAATATCCATGCGAATCGGCTTGATGGTATTGCCGTTTGCATTGCGAACCACCCGAACAAAACCGAGAGCTTCCTCTGGTACGTTTTGTTTTGATCCGGCAACTAAACTAAACTCTTTGAAAGCAACACAGGCATCAGGTTTGAGAATGACAATCTCTTTCTGTCCTTCGTTTATCCAGCCCAAAAGCTCGGTTTCAGTCCAGAGGGTATGGCCGATATCACTGACCAGTATCCCAACCTTGACTATAATCTCAGCAGGAGTCATATGAGGCTAAAGACCTTTTTCTTCATGCGGTCGAGACTAAGCCGTGGATCAAGTTCAACTTTGAAATCTTCCAGGCAGGCTTTCTGTATATCTGCCTTTTTGGTGAAGGATTCATACTTGGCTTTCATATCTGTCTTCTCTAAAGTATCGGTGTCAAGATTCTCTTTAGATGGCGTGTCGGTTGTTATGTCTTTGGTTTCAATAAAATCTTTTTCAATAAATCCGTCTGGAAGGTTTATGAAACCTGAAGTGATGATATCTTCATTATCTTCAATCTCAAGCTCTTCGATATATTCCCGATACCAAGTCCCGCCCATAAAGCCCATCAGATAGGCAACCGTGCCTGGATTGGAAATTTCACAAACATAATCGCCTTTCTTGTTCGGCACAAAATCAAATCTATGGCCAGCGTGGGTGATTGAAGTAACACCTTCGCGTTCTATTAAACATTGAATTTTCATTGTTACTCCAAAGGGGCATTACTGCCCCTTGTTATAGTGCTGGATTATTTAGGCTTGTACATCAACACGCCTTTCAGCGTTCCGGCTGCCGGAGTTCCGGCCACTGTAGTTACTTTTACCCCGATAACACGATCAGCGCTTGACGCGGCAAGTTGCAAGCCAAGCACAACATCAGCCCTGGCAATTCCACCAGCTTGGCCGACCGTTGATCCGGTAATGAAGTTTGTTGACGCTACGAGGTCATCCATGTCAGCGTTTAGGACACCAACATCAAAGACAAGGGCAGGAGATCCGTTAGTGTCCAGATCGTCGGCCTGAATAAAAAAATCTACCGGCTCATGTTCCGCAGGAAGGTGACACAATGCCACGATGTCGTTATCTGCCAAGGTTTCCGGAACTTCATAGGTCCCGGTAGCTGCTACGATTTGACCGGCCTGCGCACAGGTGATCGGCGTTTTGAGAACGCTTGCTGCTTTAAAAGTTGCCATTATAGTTCTCCATTAAATAACGGCGGCTGCGGTGTCGATCGCCATGACCCCGAAGTCCATTCCGTTATAGGTTACTTTTTTACATCCAAAGATGCTGTTGGATGAAATAACAATCTGATTACCGTTGTCCCGTGCCTCTTCAAACCAGTCGTATCTGAGACCGGTTCCTGGAGAGCCAAAAGACAACGCACCGGCCTGAAGACCGAGAAACAGCGCTCTTGCCGCTGGAACGTTTGCACCAGAACCATAGTCAGAGAACCGGATAACCGATTCATGTTCGTGGAGAACTACGTTGTTGTACATACCAAGACCGCCCTTAAAGATAGGTGACTTGTTGCCGAGAGCAGTAGCCGCAGCTTTTTGCACGTCGAGCCACAAACTACCTGAAGCAATACGCATATCCTGGGCCTGTTTTATCGACATAACGGTGACATAGTGCTTTTCGCCGTCTATTGTTATCGGCTGTATTCTAGGCACTCCAGCTGTGGTCTCACCCATCATTTTAGCTTTGGCAAGGGTGTTATCAATCTCACCCAGTGTCATGATATCGCCGGTCGTCAAAGTTGCCTTGGCTTTCCCGCCTGCAACATGCAAATGCCCTGCATCAGGTGCGGTAATAGCGTTGTTCGCTCTGCCTGTATATCCAACTGGAGGGATAAAACCGGCATTTATACCCCTTGCGCCAGAAAGATAAATAAACAGCAACTCATCAAAGAAACGCGCCCACCATTCTGCCATTCGGCGCTTACCAACATCTCGCATTTTATGAAGAGTTCTTTTCCTTTATGTTAAGCCGATTTCGCTATTTATCGGCCTTGCCCTTTCAGGCAACTCACGGTCTCCCGTGAGAGCAGACTATATCTTAAACCTTAAGTTATAAGGTTTCCTAGCACTTCGGGTCGCTTGACCCTACTCCCTTGCGGGATAGTCGTTGAAGGTTCTTCTATTAGGTCTTGCCACCTCAAAGAGTGACCTGAACAATCAAATGAAAGTTTAGGTCCTTTTTTGAGGTTTATAGTCTCAGGTAAATATTGCAAATTATCGGGCTTATGGTCTCCACCTTTATCTAATGGGATTATGTGGTCTACATGAAAACCATCCGGTCGATGAAGATAGATAACTTTAATTAATTCGAGGTCAACATGTGAAGTTGGAGCTGTTTCTTTTTTCAACGCTCTTCTCTTCGCGTGAGCTGCCCTTCTTATAGCTCGCCCTTCTTTTGTTTGCCGATACTTTGAATCACAAAGAGTTTTGTTTTTTCTTGCTAACTCGTCTCTTTGCAACCTGAGAGTATTTACTCGTACTTTATATTCAGTGTTTGCTGCTCTGCACTTTTCACACTTGCAATATTTATAACCAGTACGAGTTCCATGTGGGAAATCTGGATGGTCCAGAGGCATATCTAAAAGTTTTCTGAATGCCGGAGATTTTACACCTTTTTGAGATAAGTTATAGTCGGCCTTTGCTCTTCGGCAACCATAACACCTACATCCCTTTTGATACCCGCTCAACGTATTGTGCGGGTAATCTGGATGGTTGGTATCTCTTATGTAATTTCTCTTTGCCACTTGGTTTTTCCTATTAGAAGCTTCCCTGCTGATTGCCCAATCCGTAATATTTTCTAACCTTCACGATTACCTTTACAGGTTGCGTTGTGGTTATCGCGGCTCTAAGGGGTTCCCAGCAATTCACTAGGTTTACATTAATACATTACTGTATTAAGCCGCTAATTGATAACGGGTCATTCTACCGCCGCCATTCACTCCGCATCGGGCCTGATCGATATATACCTGGTCGGTATAAAATTTCAGATCCTCTTCAGTTCCTTCCTGAACGTCGTCTCCCTCGACGGGCTGCTGTGTAAGTTGCATGGAAAGATCATAAGAAATCACCTCTCCTGCATCTGATTCCAGCTCGTTCAACTGCATAATCGGAGCTTCAGCCGTCTCCCCTACGCCAATAAACTTTCTTTCAAAATACATCCTCTTTCCGACATCAACGGCTAACAGCCCGGAATACTTCTTCACAGCTTTAGCATCGTTGAGTCCTACAATAGTTCTTGCCATTGTTTACTCTCCGTTATAAAGCTCTCCTGAGCTGTCCTTTGGGCTTTATGCCCTTGATAGGTACAGACCTATCAGCTTCAACCTTCAGCCGTACTTTTCTGCCGGTCTTTTCTTCAATTGTTACTATTACATCACCAATTTCTATTGACTCGCCTACGTCCATGTCGCGGTAGAGCGTGGTCATTATTTGAGATACCTGTCAAGTTGTGCCGGGGTAAGTTTCGCCAGGGCGTTTTCATACTCGATCCCGGTCAGACTGTCCAGTGAAGCAAACTCACCGCCGTCATCGTTGGCCTTTGACGTAGGCAGTTCACTTATCGCCGGTACTTTTGGCCGTGGAGATTTGGCTTTTGCTTTTGGTTCTGGCTTGACTTCTTCCTTTGGTGTCGACTTGCCGTTCATGGCCTCTTCCATCTTCTTTGCCTTGGCAAGAGCTTCTTCAAAGGTGTTGAAATTACCCTTATTACCGATAGCTTTTACACAAAGATTAAAGTCTGTCAGCCTTGCGGTATCTGTTGTGTAAATTGGATTACCGGCAAGGAAAACGTCCTGCGCCGATTCCCATGCACTTTTAGCGTTAGCCTGTTCGGTAGCCTCAACCTCGGCGTTATAAATAGCACGATTTATTTTATCGCGCTGATTCAACAGGTCGGATAATTCAATCTCGCCGTCGTCGTATTGTTTCTGCAGGTCGGTCAGCTGTGCCGTAAACGCTTCGGCCAGTTCGTCGGGCAGTTTGACGACCAGTTTTTCTATTACCTTTTCAGGTTTTGGCTTTTCAACTTCCGGCTCTGGTTCTGGTTCGTCTTCAACTACTTCAGGTTTATCCGGTTCGTCAGGTTCATCGGGCTCATCAACTTCCGGATCGTCTTCATCTGGTTCATCAACTTCAGGGTCGTCGACTTCCGGCTCATCCGGCTCCAATACCGCCTTACGTTCTTCGTCACTCAGACCTGCCAAATCCTCTTCACTATACTCAGCCATTCCGTTTGCTCCGTTTGAAATAAAAAAAAGCCCGAATCAGGATAATTCCTAATTCGGGCTCAAGGTTGGGTTTTTACGCCGCCTATGTGTAACCGTTATTTTGTCAAGCTATAATATGCCTATTGTCTTATTTTAGCATATTTATGTAGCAATACAAGTATATTTATTGATATTTAAACACTGGCATCGTCTATGACTTGATCAGCCGCCGGGCCCAACATCGGATTAGCCTGCAAAACCCCAGCCACTTCCAATGACTTTTGCATCGCTTCCAACTTGGTCATCATCATTTCCAGCATATTAACCGCATTCTTTCCGGTTAAATCGTCAACTTTCGCCTCTGCCAAAGCAACGTTGGCAGATTCCAGCCTAATCTGACGTTCCATTGCATCTTGCTGCATTTGTTGTTGTTGCTGCATGGCTTGTTGTTCTTCCGGCGTAACTTCCTCATCAGGGTCGCGCTGCCCTGTGGCATCCCTGATCCGAGCCACAAACTCGTCTCGATTGGGCCCATCCCAAAGCGAGACAACTATATCCAAAAGTTTAACGGCAACATCCGGAGCATGTGGAGCGATCGCATTAAGCAGTCCAAGCATCTCCTGAAACATGGCCTGTCTTGCTGAGGCATTGAAAGCGCGTTCATCAACAATAAAATCTGCCTGAGATTCAGTAATTGATCCGTCAATGTCTTTATATTCAACCCTGCCGTTTTCACCGATAATTCGCAGGGTTTTCTCTTCGCTGTAATATTGTTCGATAAGGGATAATTTTAACTGACCGATGGTCTGGAATGCCAGCCTGTAGTTATCTAACACATCAGCGACTGCTGTTGTACCCTGGTCCTGTCTTTTCTCAATTGCCACGCCTGAAGTGGCGTTGGTCTGCCTGCCTAAATTTTCATCAGTTACCCCGGCGACCTTCTGGATCATGGCCGCGTCTTGCTCCATGAGCATTACGTGTTCATGGGCTAAAGACTTGTCGGTTTGTAACTGTAGCTGAAAGCCTTTCTTATATTGAATGATCCCATCCGGTCTTGCTGATTCTTCAGCCAGCTCGTCCAGGTTGTCAACTGCGCCTTGCTCCATCAATATTTTATTGGTGGACAGGATAAACAGCGCCTTAGACCGGCGTTTATTCAAATCCTCCTGTGGGTCAATCAAATCCTTGACCACCCCATAAGGTAGATTGGTGCGTTTATTTCGATAGCAAAATATCGGCACCAGCGGGAACCGATTGTGCCAGTAAGGAGAGCGTCCAGAATATATAACCTGCCCGAATCCGCTCTCACGGTTACTGACAAAGATCATCAGGTTCATAACCTGTTTAATGCTTTCGTATACCTCTGAGGATTGTGAAACTTCCAACAGCCGTGGATCGTCTTCGGTCAGAATAGCTTTATTGGCTCCGCACTTGCTCTTGATTACCTTGCAGTTCTCAACCTTTTTATACCAGCACTCAATTAACCGGACCCGTCGACGTTTGTTATGATGATTGTCGGCGGTGGCTCCGATTGCGTAGTTCTGATAGTTTTCCTGAGTGGCAAACTCTTCCTCTGAATAGTTATACTCATGCTCTTCGGCTGCCGATTCAAGAATGTCTTTTTTGTCGGGGAAATATGCCTGAGCTACGTCAAGGTCAAGCCATTTTGCTCTGAAAATATATCGACCGTCGCTCACATCAGGCGCAAGAGCCAAACGGTCATGCCAGATATTGCGCCATGATTCATACCGTTCAACAAGAGGCTCTTCACCGGGATCGCTTTTTACCCCTACCTCGATCCAACCTAAACCAGCCCCGACGGTATCCTCAAAGGCCATGCTCCGCTGATGGCCGCCGTGGTTTACATCGTCCAGGTATTTCAGCAGAGCTGTTTTGTTCTCAGCTGCGTCGTTATCTTCCTTGCCCCTGCCGACTACGTTATAGTCTACTCTGGTGCGTTTTTCGGTGCCGGTTATCCAGCGGGTAGTGGTGGCAACAAGATTGAACGTCAGGCATGATTGGCCACGACCTTCGATTTTGGCTCGGTCTTCTTCGGTGTATTGTTCACCGTCTACAAAATCCTGGCATTTTGCCATAAGGAAACGGTTTGCCGATTGAGCCTGTTGCTCATTGTAAAACCAAGACTCAACCTTGCGAAAGTCTTCATGTTCCTGAGCTTCTTCTACGGTTTCCGCTTCAGGCTTGTCGACTGGTCCGTCATGCTTTTTGGTAACTCTTATGTTCTCCATAGAGGACTATCCTTTTGAATAGCCCTCTTGAGCAGTTTCCTTTTATTATAACCTGACTGTTGGTTAAACCGCAAACTTATTAAAACTTATCACCGAGCATCATTCCAACAATAAGACATAAAAGCCAAAAATTGATGACATTTAACCCAGTCCAATTTCATAACCTAGCCTTAAACAAAGGAAGCCCTCCTCTTTTCCCTTCGTGATAAAACTTAACGGTTGTTATGGTGAGTTTGTTCTCGGGACTCTCTTCGTGTTGCATAAATGGAATCTTGGGATAAAAGTCATATTCGACACAGCCTGTTTGCAGAACTGCCAAGGATAGATCAACTACCTTTTTCCAACCATCGATTTCTAGTACAATTCTTGGCATAGCATTCCTCGCTGAATTTTAAGCATAGTACACCCGTATAATGTTAGAAGGGATATATCCTCTTTTAAAAGTAAGATACAACGCTCTAACCATAGAAAAACCACCGGGAGTATTTTTTGGTGGCGAAACCAGAAAGATTTATCGGACGCCTATTTTCGAAGCTAGGCCAAACTCCATCGCCTGCAAAATCCATGTGTATCGGTGCAGGAACCTTCTAACTCCACTTTCGTGGATAGTCCGTTTATCCCATAAGGGCGATCGGGTTTGCGTGTTCTGTATCGCCTTTCTGGTTTTACTTGCCGCTGGTACTTCGCACAGGTTACTCTTTAACGCGCGGTAGTGTGGGGAGAGAGAAATCTGAAAAAGAAACCCCGATAAATTACGCTTCATAACCAGCCGACCAAGGTAAGTAATAAGCGAAAAGAATCGGGGTTCTCTTGAACTGTGATTTTTTGTCTTCTGGTCGACTGGTGAAGTTGTTATTTACTCCCCATATTATACCAATAAGCAATATACCTGACAACATAAAAGTGAACATTATTTTAAATTTTCACATCAAAAGAAGTCCCGTTAATCGTGGCCTCTCCCTGATACTGTGTCTGCTTCGGCAACCTGCTTGGCATTTTAATCAGTTCATCTAATCCGTCTTGTATAGTCGCAGCGATCAAAGCACAACTTTGTCCAGTTAAAGGGTAGTCCAACGCCTCGGCAATGTTCATCGTTTCACGGAGCAGGACAAAACGTTCAGCTTTTGTTTTGGCTTCGTCGTACTTGTAGGCTGCCGCCAGGGGGATGATTGCTGATTTGCCTTTTACTGCTTTGCGGTAGAGGAACATTGCAGGTTGCTCTGTTTCGTCTTCGCTTCCGGCTGTTGTGTGGATAAAGCGCCTGAGTAATCGACCACTGGAATGTATGATCATGTGAGTTTTCCTAACAATATTTTATGTTTTAACTGAAAATTACGCCTTAAAATATTTATAATAATTTCAAACATCGAGTCGTTCTAATCCGCTATGGAGAACACTTTTACACTCTGCTCCATTACGCAGTCCTCCATGAACTCGCCCGACGCTTCGGTTTATTCTTGCCTGTGCTTAACCCCTGATGAAGCATTAACCCCCGGCAAAGCGACTCAAATCCCTTGTAACCGTGGGAAAATTCGTCATGCTTATATTTATTCTTAAACGCTGCCATCTTCGGGTCCCACTCTTTCTTAAAGTTATCCAAGCACTTTATACCGCGGGCGCAATTCTCAATATCGAAAAAGCACAGGGGGATAAATGACCTTGATTCTTGGATAGCAGCTATGTCAGTTGGAGTACGAGGAACACAGAAGGTATTTTTAAGCCCCATATCGTTTATCTGAAACTCAACAGATTTACCACCCTTTACCGCAAACTGCCTGTTGTCTGCATCGTGGGGCAGGTAATGAGTTCCCCACAAATACCCCATCTTCTGCATCTCTTCGACGTAATACTCAAAGCCCTCGCCATTGTCCTCGAAATAGTTGATTATCCGGTGTTCCATGCCGACACGTTGATGGAACCAGATCGTACACATATCGTTTATTCCGATATCCCATCCAGTATTAACCGGGAGATTCGGCACGTGAGGAACACGGGTAATCTGGTTGTTTTTTCGGACAATACCCATTTGCGTATGGAAGTAAGTCCCTTCAACAGAAGAAGAAAAAGCCTCATCGGGTGTAGATGGGTGTTCCTGCTTCATGTCTTCACCGAGTTTGTTGTATTTCTCGGCGTACCATGCCTTTTGCGAGTCGTCTAATGGAATATCAAGGTTGTCAAAATACTCTCTTAGTTCCTTGGTGATAACCACCATTGCCGGGTCTATCCTGTTCCGGCTGTCTTCATACCAGGCAAAGAAATGTATCTTATATTGTAACTGATTAGGTTT